CCGTCGTCAGCAGGCTGTTGCGATGATGAATAGTTTGGCTCCGCTTATTGGGTCTGTTATTGATCCTCAGCAGATTGCTAAGCATGTGCTTCAGTTTGGTTTTGGTATTAAATCTCCAGGCAAATTTATGATGCCTCCGCCTCCGCCAATGGCTATGGGACCTGACGGTCAACCTATGCCACAGGACCCTAATGCTATGCCTATGGGTCCTGATGCTGGTATGGGTCCACCTAAGGGTGAACCTGGCATGAATGGTGAGCAAATGAATCCTATGGATTTGTTGGCTGCTCAAAATGCTGGCGGTATGGAACAAGCGGGTATGCAACCTGCTCCGCAAACCAATATGTCACAAACTGGTCAGGGCGGTTTGCCTCCTGAATTGCTTGCTCAGTTGCAAAACCAAATGGGCTTGCAACTTTAATTCGGGACACTTTTAATATCTCTAATAGGGAATAACCCATGATCGTCATGGGACTCCAAGGAAAAAATGAGTGATATTGATACCACCGATGCTTCGGTGGCTGAAGGTTCGTTTGACTCAACTGAAGGATTCGATTCGGCAGATTATTCTGACGGAGAGAACAACCCGATCAGCGGAGATTCATACGAATCTAGTGATTTTGTTTCGGAATCTGATTCACCTGAAGACTATCTTTTTGAAGTCGAAGGTTCTCAGATCACCCTAGATGAAGCACGAAACGGTTATCTTCGACAGTCTGATTACACAAAGAAGACTCAAGAACTAGCCGATATGCGGCAACGCCTCGCTGATGCTGAAGCCATAACGGAAGCATTGCGTTCTGATCCTGCCAACACACTTAAGGCTCTTGGAGAGGCTTTTGGGGTAGGAATGGATGTTCAGGAAACAGATTCTTTTATGGATCTTGATCCTGATGAACAGCGCATTGTTATTCTTGAGCAGAAGATTGCAGCGCAGGAACAAGCCGCAACCCAGGCCGCTATCGAAGCGGAACTGAACTCTATGCGTAGTCAGTATGGAGATTTCGATGAATCAACTTTGTTTGCTCACGCAATTAAGGGTGGTTTCCCTAATCTTCGTTCTGCTTATGCCGACATGAACTTTAGTTCTTTGCAGGCTCGTCTTGCAGAGGTTGAAGCGAAGAAGGCAGAAGAACAGAAGCGAGTTAATGCCAAACGGCAGGCTTCTAAGACTGTGCATAATGGTGCTGGTCGTAATGGATCTGTTGGTCCTGCTGGCAACGAGGGGTTTGGTTCTTTGCGGGAAGCGTATCTGGCAGCCAAGAAGTCATTGGGTGCATAAGCACCTCTAATTCCAAGGATAAGAAATGCCTAACCCTAATTACGATACAATCCTTTCAACCACTCTGGCGAACCACATGCCTAAGTTGGTTGATAACGTGTTTTCGGCACGTCCGTTTGTTTACTTTCTGAAGCAGGCTGGTCAGGTCCGTACCATCTCTGGTGGTTCTAAGATCGTCCTCCCGCTTCTTTACGGACAGAACGGTACTGCTGCGTCATACTCGGCGTATGACACGATCAACATTACTCCGCAGACTGGTATCACCTCTGCTGAGTTCAACTGGAAGCAGTACGCTGCGTCGATCACCATTTCTGGTATCGAAGAAGCACAGAACAACTCAGAAGAGCAGATCATTGATCTTCTTGAGGCGAAGACCTTCCAAGCGGAAGAAACCATTACCGAAAAGTTTGACCAGATGTTTATTTCGTCGGGTCTTACCTCTAACGCTACTGGCAACTCTGGCAAGGATTGGCTTGGCCTTGAAGCCCTTGTGAAAGACAGCACGTCAACCAACATTGGTGGCATCAATCAGGCTACTGATACTTGGTGGGCTCCTGGCCACAAGAACACGTCTGCTGGTGCGCTTACGCTCGCCCAGATGCGTACGGCTTACAACACGGTTTCTGCTGGCAACGATCAGCCGAACGTGATTCTCACGACCCGTGCTTTGTTTGAGAAGTATGAAGACCTTCTTCAGCCACAAGAGCGTTTCATGGACGCTAAGACCGCTGATGGTGGTTTCCAGAACCTTCTGTTCAAGGGTGCGCCTATTGTTTATGACAACTATGTCACGGCTGGCGATATGTACTTCCTTAACACCAAGTACATCCGTCTTGTCGGTCACTCGGATAACTGGTTTAAGCCAACTCCGTTTGTTCGTCCGAACAACCAAGATGCACGTTACGCACAAATCCTGTGCTACGGCGAACTGACGATTAGCAACCGCGCTCGTCAGGGTGTTCTCACCGCCAAGACTGCCTGATAATAATCTTTATCAAGCATTTGTAACGGGGCGGGGGTTTCGGCCCCCGCCCCGTTCCTATTTTAAGGGGTTTCTTTGAGGCAGATTGCAATTAGTTACGGAGCGAATGCTGTTCCAGCGTCGGGTGGTGTTACGGATTCTTCTAGGATTCAACATCACAATGCTGCTGTTCCTGCGATTGGTTCTGGTTTTTCTTTGCCTACTGAAACTGTTGTTGATACCCATATTGGGTGTTCTGGCATGACTAAGGTTGGTGAACCTTGCAAGGCTCGTCCTGCACGGGGTACTGAATGGTGTGTCGGTCATCTTCGTTCTCGTGGTGAAATCTAATGGCTTATACTTTGGATCAGTTACGTCGCTATGTGCGACAGCACCTTGATTTGGACGAATCTGAAGTCCCGAATGATCTTTTGGATGTTTGGGCTAGGGACGCTACGATTAAGATTGCTCGGACTCGTAAGCGTTGGCCGTTCTTTGAAACGTCTTGGACGTTAACTACTGTTAACGATCAAGAGGATTATCCGTTGTCTAGTTTGTCCCCTTATGTGGATGAGATTACGTCGATTGTTCGCAATGATGCCCGTTTGCGTTATTTGGGTCGTGATGAGGCTGAAGCGGCATATTTGCCGTATCAGACGAATAATGGTTCTGTTGAGTTCTTTAACGTTTGGGGCGACAACCTGAGGTTGTATCCGACTCCTGCTGCTGGTGAAGTTCTTTATCTTCGTGGTTATCGTAAGGTTAACGATTGGGTTGCTGATGGTGCTGGTGCTGTACCTGATTTCCCTGAGGATTTCCATGATGCTGTGCGTTTGTATCTTTTGGGTATGGCGTATTTGCAGCAGGAAGATCCTGAGATGGCGGGTCAGTTCATTAATGCGTTTAATGCTGAGATGGATTTGTTGAAGAAGCAGTATGGCGATGCTCCTGGTCCGTATCCTCTTGTTCTTGGTGGTGGCCCACGGGTTCGCCAGCAGGACCGTTTGAATTACCCGTTTGACTGATGCGTACTACTCCTAGACGTACTCAACTTTATACGCTGCGTGATTTTACTGGCGGTTTAAATCTTGTTTCTGATACTTTCAGGTTGGCTGAGAATGAGTCTCCTGATTTGTTGAATGTTGACATTGATCGTCGTGGTGGTTTTCAGGTTCGACGGGGTGTTACCCCGTTCTCTGCATCGACCACAGGTGGAACTCCTGATACTATTTGGTCGTATAACGATTCTGGAACTGTTTATACAATGTTTCAGGTTGGTACGACTATTAAGGCTGGGACTGGTTCCACTTGGTCTACTGTTGGTTCCAGTTTGGGTTCCGCTACGCAGGAAGTTTGTCCTGTCACGTTTAATAATTTTAATTATTGGGTTCGTGGTAATGCTGATGTTGCAAAGTGGGATGGTGCTACTGCGTCAACGTTGACTACTGCGTTTAATGATACGACTACTCCGACTTCTGGGAATATGCCCAGGGCGGATCATGCTGCTGTCCATGCGGGTTATATGTGGGTGGCTAGTACATGGGAGTCGGGTACGAATTATCCTAACCGTGTGCGTTTTTCTTGGGCTAATACGTTTGATAATTCTGGTGAGAATTGGCGTACGCAAGATTACATTGACATTGATGATGGTAAGGATTCTGATTACATTACGGCTATTGTTCCGTTTGGCGATCAACTAATTGTTTTTAAACGTGACTCTGTTTATGCGGTGTACGGTTACTCTGCTGAGTCGTTTTCGGTTGTAAACATTTCTAATACGGTTGGTGCTGTTTCTCATTCGGGTGCTTTGGCTACTCCTGCTGGTTTGTTTTTCTTTGACCATCAAACTGGTTTAAATGTTTATAACGGCAGTAGCGTTAATTGGGTGTTTGAACAGATTTGGCCTGCAATGCGTGATGGGTCTATCCCGACTGCGTTGATTGATAATGTTGAGTTGGGTTGGATTGAGAATCGTTTGTGGGTTAGCGTTCCTTGGGACGAGTACCCTGCGGTTCCTCGTGGTGTAACTTTTGTTTTGGATACAAGATTAAAGTCGGGTGCTTCTTGGACGAAATATTCGTTGCAGGCTGGCCCTTATGCCCGTGGTCATCGCAATGACGATTATTTAGGTTATTTGCATGGCACTAATCTGATTTATCGTCTTGATGTTCACGATCAGTTTTACGACAACATGGGTGGAGCAACGGGCATTGTCCCAATTAACTCTTACTATCGAACACGTTGGGTTGACTTGGGTGAACCTGCTGTTAAGAAACGTTGGCGACGAACTGAAGTGGTTATGCAAGTTGAACAGGCTTATGATTTGCCTGTTGTTTCATATGCAAACTATGACCCTAGTATTCCTATTAAAAACTTTCTGTTTCGTTCTGAAGCAAGTGGTAGTTCTGTTAATGCTGATGTTTGGGATGATCCTTCATCGGAATGGGGAAATAACGACGGAACTGGTTCTTTGTGGGCTAGAGCGGGCAATTATGCGTATGTTGACCGTGGAGCAAACCTTGGCGTTTCCCGTGCGGTTTGTCTAAAGGTCGGTGGAGAAGTTTTATCTATCCCCGATCCTGTAAATCCTCAGGCCCCTGTTTTTTGGGGTGTTGATGCTTTGATCTTTAAGTTTGTACCTAGGAGAGTACGATGACTGTTGTTGCTAAAACTTATACTTTTATTCCTGGGACTCCGATTGAGTCTTCTCAGGCAAACCAAAACTTTGACGACATTGTTAATTACATTAACAATGAAGTTATTGTTCGTGACGCTAGTAAAGCGTTTACGGCAATTCCGAGCGGTCCTGGTACTGACCCTAGTAGTCCTAATCAGTTTGCTAGAAAACAGTATGTTGATAACGCAGACAATTTGCGTGTAAAGATTGATGGCACGACAGCGTTTACGGGTATTCCGTCTGGTCCTGCTACAAACCCGACTACTGCTAATCAGTTTACTCGCAAGCAGTATGTGGATGATTCTGCGGTTACTCCGTTGACGTTCCGTCCGAGTATGGCTGCTACGGGGCAAATTATTAAGGCTACTGATGCGGTTGTCACTACTGATATTTTTGGTCACGCTACTGTAACTTTTGTTGGTGCGTTCCCAACTGCGTTGGATACTATTGTCGTAACTAGCGGTGACGCAAATGTTCCAACACAATTTATGTCTATTTTTGCTAGAAGTAATTCTAATTTTACTGTTCGTTGTTATACTGTTGATGTTGCAAGTAACGCTCTTGTGCGAGCGGTTTCTCAAAGCGTTCGCGTCAGTTATATTGCTATTGGACGCTAATGGCTGAGTGGAAGAACCCTATCCCTGGGGTAGAACCGTTTAACGCAAACATTATGCGTGTCATTTTAGCCTCTGTTGAGGAATGGTCTGGCACGGCTGGTGGTAGCGGTATTACAACAACTTTGTTGTATGGCACGTCGAACCCTACGGGTGCGACGGGTGCTAACGGAGATTTCTACATTAATTCTTCCACATGGACGATCTTTGGTCCAAAGACGGCGGGTGTTTGGCCTGCTGGGGTTGACATGATTGGTGCTACGGGTCCTGCTGGACCTACTGGTGCTACTGGACCTACTGGTCCTATGGGTGGAACTTACAATGTTGATGGTGGTTCTCCTTGGTCTATTTATGGTGGCATTTTGCCCCTTGATGCTGGTGGTGTGATTTAATGGCAACTCAAATCCAACTTCGACGTGGCACGGCTGCGAACTGGACAAGTGTTAACCCTATTTTGGCTATTGGCGAGATGGGTTTGGAAACTGATACTGGCAAGTTCAAGGTCGGTACTGGTGTTGCCGTTTGGACGGCCCTGCCGTACTCGTCTGGACCTATTGGCCCCACGGGGGCTACAGGACCTACTGGTCTGACTGGCTCTACGGGCGCACAAGGTCCCACAGGCCCCGCAGGGGCCACAGGAGCCATCGGAGCGACTGGTCCTACTGGTTCACAGGGTATTGCTGGTCCAATCGGTCCTACGGGACCTCAGGGGCTAGTTGGGGCAACAGGGGCAATCGGACCTATTGGTTCTACTGGTGCAATGGGTCCTACTGGTCCTGTCGGGGCAACAGGCGATGTTGGACCTACTGGTCCAGTCGGTGCTACGGGTGATGTGGGCGCAACAGGCCCTATTGGAGCAACGGGTCCTATTGGTGCTACAGGACCACAAGGTATCCAAGGTCTAGTTGGTGCTACTGGCCCTATCGGGGCTACTGGCCCTATTGGGCCACAAGGTATTCAAGGCATTGACGGACCTACTGGCCCTATCGGGCCAATCGGTCTTACTGGAGCAACAGGGGCTACGGGCAGTACGGGTGGTATTGGTCCGACTGGTCCTGCTGGTTCTATTGGTACTGTCGCACTAAATGATTTGTCTGATGTTGTCATTGCAACACCTGAAGAGTTTCAAACCTTAGAATATGATGGCACCTCTTGGGTTAACAAGCACTCTAGCGTTGTTACTTATGCTCGTAATGCGGAGACAACCACGTTAACTACGGGAACTGTGGTTTATCTGTTTGGTGCTACTGGCGATCATGCCACAGTCAAACGTGCTGACAACACCAGCGATGCTACTTCGTCTAAGACGGTCGGTATTGTTGGTGCAGATATTACAGCGGCAAACAATGGTCCTATTATTACTCGTGGCTACGTTGATGGCATTAACCTAAGCGCATATAGTCCAGGTCAAGTTTTGTGGCTTGGTACTGGCGGTAACTTTACCACAACAAAGCCAACAGCCCCTGACCATCTTGTGTTTGTTGGCGTTACTGTACGTTGTACCAGCAACGGTATTGTTTATGTCGCTACTCAAAATGGTTATGAACTTGACGAGTTGCATAACGTGTCATTGCCGTCGCCAACTGCGGGTGACTTCTTAAAGTACAACGGTACGTTGTGGGTTGCGGATGACGTTGATCTTGGTACTGACACTAATGGCAATTATGTCGCTAGTGTGACTGGCGGTACTGGTGTCACGGTTACTGGTGGTAGCGGTGAGGGTTCTACACCTTCGGTTGCTATTGGTCAGTCTGTCGGCACTACTGATAGTCCATCGTTTAACCGCATAACCAGTACTGTTGCTACGGGTACTGCTCCGCTGACTGTTACTTCGACTACTGCTGTTACAAATCTTAACGCAGACTTGTTGGATGGTCAGCACGGTCAAACTTATTTTGATAAGTCTGGTTATAAAAACTTTATTATGAACGGTGATTTCAGAGTAAATCAACGTGGAGTAGGGATTTATTTATATACGCTATACAACAACTTGGGTTACGGCTCAGACCGTTGGCAATTAGAGGCAAGTGGCGTTTCATTCCCGTTAGCAACAGGCATTAGGCATCAAAACTTTGCAACGGGCAGTGGTTTTGGTGGATACGCACCTAGACATTACATGTCTTTAATTACAGATCCTGGTCAAAGTGCTTCTACAAACTATTTGGGAATGTTTCAGTCTATAGAAGATGTACGAACTTTGGCTGGTGCGCCTGTAACGGTTTCGTTTTGGGCTAAATCAACTAGCGGTACACCTAAACTTGGTATTGAGTTTCAACAAAACTTCGGTACTGGCGGTTCACCTTCAGCGACAGTTTTACCTGATTTGGGTTCTGTCACAGTTAACACAACATGGACTCGTTACTCGGTTACAGCAACTTTGCCAAGTTTGGCTGGCAAAACTATTGGAACAAACGAAGATAGTCGCTTGCGGTTGGGTATTTTCAGTTCTCTTGGTTCAAGTTACACGGGCCGTGCGGGTTCAATCGGTTTGCAACCAAACACTCAGATAGATGTTTGGGGTATTCAGGTTGAACGTGGTTCTATTGCTACTGCGTTTGAAGAACGTCCTTACGCGACCGAGTTGGCTATGTGCCAACGCTATTATCAACTCCATCGCTATTTTAAAATGAGTGGAGTAACGACTGCTGGTGGGGGTATTGGCCGAATGGGCGCTCAATTACCTGTCCAGATGCGTATCAGTAATAACAGTACTGCGCAAACACTTGTTCCTGCGTTTAGTGGAAATATTTCTGTTTACGATGGAACAAATGTTGCAAATATGACAGGTATTGTTAATAACTATTCAACTGACAAAATGATTGAGTTTGATCCAAGTATGGCAGGGACTTTGGCTGCTGGCAATCCAGTAACTACATACCAGAATGGTGCTGGATGGTATATCTATATTTCGGCTGAATATTGATTCGGGACATTTAAGGGTATTATAGATGAGCAATGTGACAAATTACCTCGATCCTGCTGAAATAGCAGCATATGATCTGCGCCAACGTCAGATTGGCACGGCTGCTCAACGCGGCCTGTATAAGTTAACAAACCGTAAATCTGAGGCTACTCAGGATTTCGGGTTGGCTCAGGACCGTGCTAACAAGAATTGGGCTGAATCCTACCGTCGTTTCCCTGGGACTTTTGCCCGCAGAAATGTCTTGCGTTCTGGTATTTATCAGGGCGCACGTCAGCAATCCAACCTTGATTTCCAAAACGCTTTGGCTGATTTGCAACGCCAGTATGAGCGCACTATGGGTTCATACAACGAGCAGGGTGGGGATATCGAAATGCAACGTCAAATGGGTTTAGAGTCGGTTGCGGCTGAACGAAATGCACGCCAAGCACAGTTGGCTGCTCAACTACGGGAAGTAATGTAATGGCTATATTTGGTGGTGGCGGTCAATCTGCCGATAAACCCTTTTTGGATAAACTTGTTGACTGGTTCCAAGGTCCTAAAGAAAAACCAAAACCTGTGCAGGCTACACAGCAAAATTCTCCGTATGTTATGAAAAATGCTGGTCAGTTGGCTAATGAGGCTGCTGGACGTTCTTCTAATGATTATGGTCCGCAACCTTTAACTTTTGAAGATTTTGCAGCGTTGTTTGGTGATGGTGGTAGCGGTGGTGGGGGTAGCGGGTTTGATAGTGCTGCCTATGTTGCAAATCTTGTAAACAACATTAATCAAGGCTATGACCGACGTGTAAACACGTTGGGTCAAAACCGTGCTTCCTCCCTAAATCAGATCAATAGTTTGGCTGAACAATATAAGCAGAATGTTGGCGGTATTAATCAGTCGTATCTTCAGGGTGTGGCTGCGCAGAATCAGGAGATTGCTCGCCGTGCTGCTGAGCAGCAGGCGATGGCTCAGCGTACTGCACAACAGTTGGCTGGTTCTTTGACCGCTGAAGGCATTAGTGCGCAACCCATTCAAGGGCAAGCAGAAAATATCGTTAACACGTTGGCAACCACAAACCAATTTCAACGTGATCTTCAGGATCGTATGATGCAGTTGGCTGCTTCTTCTCAGGCTGGTTCTCTGGCTGGTGGGGAGATGGTTCGTCAGGGTGCTGCTGGCAATCTTGAAAACAATTATAATGCCATGCTTAATGCTATGCAGTCTGCTCGTGAACAGCAGATCATGGAAGCCGAGGCTGCCCGATATGGCGGTGGCAGCGGTGGCGGTGGTGGAGGTGGCGGTAGTAGCGCAGATCCTCTTGACCAAATGGCCAAGTATCTTAAGAGTAGACAACTTTTTGATGAGGTCATGGGTGGTGGAGGAATTGATATTGCTTCTTTGATGGGTGCTGCTGCCAAAAAGGACCCTGTGGGGTTGCTTGGAATTTGGGGCGGTTTGACTCCTGAACAACGTCAAGAACTTGGCTTTTAAGCAATGGCTAAAAAAGTTACGGTTGATTCCGCCACCATTGCTCGCATTGGTGCTGCTTCTAAACGATCTGGTTCAGTAGGTAGAGTTACTGCAACTGGATTGAAAAAAAAGTTTACGCCACAGCAACTTGAGGTATTGGCTGGAGCGTTTGCTGGAACTTCCGCTGCTTCTGGTTCCCCTAATTATTTGGCTAATGCGCAAGCAAAACTTGCGCAATCTATTGCCAACATTAACAATTCAAACGCTTCTGTTGGCACAAAGTTATCTGCCACCAGTAACGCCCCTGGAATGAAAAAGGAAAGTAAATCTTTTACTGACCGTCTACTTCAGGCTGCAAACTTACCATTGAGTACAGTTACTTCTTCTATTGCAAGAGTAGCCGATCCTAAGCGTAATTTCCTTAATGACATTCGTAGCGGTGTAACACCTCCAGAAATTTTTGCTACGCAAGATTGGTATCAGAGGTTAACTCCTGTTTCTAAAATTGCTATTGGTCTTGGTACTTCTATTGCGATTGATCCGTTAACGTATCTTGCTGGTGCAGGTATTTTGACCAAAGTCGGCGGTGCTGCTGGCGTTTCTAAGTTGGCTGAAACTGCTGCGCTTAGTGCTAGGGCTGCTGGCAATGTGGATGACGCTGCTCGTCTTACTAACATTGCTGGAAACCTTGTCCGTAAGGGACAAGGTGGTTTGGGTGGCTTGGATAAGGCTAATATGGCTTATCTTAGTGGCCAACTTCAAGGGGCTAATCTTATTGATGAGCCTTTGCGTGGTGGTTTGTATTTAAACGTTCCTGGTACTGGCCGTATTGCTGGTCGTGTTGCGACCACGCTTGGTGGAGAAGCACCTAAGTTGCGTCAGGTTTATCTTGGCCGTCCTGATTGGATGCGCAAGATTTCGTCCACAGCCAGCGATGCTGTTGGCAGCATTAAAACTTCTAAGGTTATGCGTGAGATCAGCGATAATCCTCGTTGGTCTGGTGGTGAGGGGCCGATCAAGCGTGCGATTCTTGAGGCGAAAACACCTGAAGAGGCTTTGGCTAAGCGTAATGTGTTGGATGCTTCTCGCATTAAGCAGGGTGGTGCAGCAGTTTATGAGATTACTCAGGCTAAGGGTTTGGGTGATATTGAGCAGCGTTTGATTCAGGGTGAGATTGATCCTGTTGATTTGAATAATGCTTTGGGTGGTAATTCTGAGGCTGCTAGACGGGTTTCTGCTGTTGATCCGACGCTTGTTGATGACGCTAGGGCGTTTGATGATTCTTGGAAGCCTGTTTCGCAGGCTGTTGGTGGCCGTCAGTTAGAGGCTGCTGGCATTAAAGCCGACCAGATGATGCCTTTGTATGGCGATGATGTTGCGTTGCATCAGGCTTCTAAGTTAACTGATGAGGCAGTTGAGGCTGGTGTCGCTCAGGGAAAAAATTGGAAGAACACAGGCAAGGGACGTACTGTTGGTCCTGATTTGCGTCGCCGTTACGATGTTGGCCGTCAGTTTAATGGCCGTGATTTGCGTCATCCTGAGCAGTATGTAACTCGGATTGTTGATAAGGAAACTGGCGAGGTTATTGGTGTTGGTGTGGGTCGTGGCAAGGCTGGCCGTGATGCTGCTATGCGTGACGCACAGTTTGAGGTTCTGTCGAACAACCGCAATGTAACTGAACCTACTGCTAGATATCGTGTTTTTGATAAGAAGGGTCGTCCTAGTTATAAGACGGCTGCTGAATCTAATTTTGAGTTTAAGTCTTTGGCCCCAGATAAGGCTAGGCGTAGTGTTCGTGAGCAGGTTAATGCTTACAACTTGGAAGATTACGGTTATGAACTTTTTGATTTGAATTATATTTCAAATCAACGTCGTGCATTGGGAATGTACACGGGTATGCACGGCGAGGAAGTTGCTGCTGCATATTTGCGTTCACGTCCGACTGGTAACGCAAAACTTGACACCATTCTTAAGGATTACCCGAAGAGCCCCGCTAAGGCTCGTAAGGCTATTGAACGTGCTTCTGATCGTTTGATGGTCGCTATCTCTAAGGCTGAAGACACTTATCTGACTAGAATTATGGTGCGTTCTGAGTCTCGTGTTGCTATTCGTGAATTGAATGAGCAACTTGTGGCTGCAATGGATGAGATTCGCATTGCTGCAAATAAGGTGCCTAAGAATAGTCCTAAGCAGATGCAGTTGAAGGCGACTTTAACTAGTTTGCAGAATGAACACGCTGCTTTGTTGGGCAAGATTGAGTCTTTGACTGAGCGTGTGGCTGCTGGTCAGGTTAAGGCTGCTGATCTTGAGGCGGAGTTGGCGAAGTTGTTGCCGAAGGAACCTGCTCCTGCTGCTCAGGCTGCTGCTGGTGCTACTGGTGCTGTTCCTGCCGCTGCTGCGGCGGCTGACAATGCTGCTGAGGCGGCTGCTGCCGCTCCCGTTCCGTCGGCCACAATGGTTGATGCAGAGTTGAACAAACTTGCTAGTGATGTTTCTGATCTGCAATTTGAGGTTGATGACCTTGCTAATGCTGTGAAGATGGGTCAGGGCGGTAAGGCTGCTGAAAAAGAATTGGCTATTGCTCAAAAGGCTTTGGCTAAGGCTGAAAAGAATTTGGCTGCTTATAAGCCTACCGTACCTGCTGCTGTGCCTGAAGCGGTTCCTGCTGCAATGCCTGAGGCTATTCCTGAAGCAATGCCGATACCAGAACCTCAGGCGATCCCTGAGGTTCCTGGTCAACAGTTCAATCCTGCTGATTTGTTGGCTAACCCTGAGAATATGCAGGGTCTCAGTCGTTTTTCTGAAGACGAGATTCGGACTTCAATCCGTTCTAGGAACGAGTTGGAAGCGTCAGTTGCTGCTGGTAAACGTGAAGTTGAGTCGGCTAGGGCTGCTCGTCGGGGTGCTGCTGCTGCCCGTAAAGGTTTGCAAGGTGAGGGTCCTGAGGTAGTTAAGGCTCGTCAGGCTGTTGCTGATGCTGCCGAAGAATTCAGGATTGCTGCTGCGGGTCGTAATGCCCAGAAGACCAAGACTGCTGGCAACAAGTTGGATAAGGCTAGGGCTGCGTTAAAGAACGCTGAGTCTGATCGGGCTGCGTTTGTTGCTTCTAAGATTGAAGAGGCTTCTGGCGATACTGCTGCTATCACAAGGATGGAAGCAAAGGTCGCTAAGAATGAGGCTGCGCTTCAGCAGTTGAAGCGTGATAAACCTTTCTTAAATAAGGGTTTTACTGGTACTGAACCTGAAACTGTTATTTACAACAAGCCCAAGGGTGTGACATATCAGTCGGTTATGGCTGATTTGCCTCCTGAGCGTCAGGCTCGGATTGTTGATTTGCAGCAGAATAATCGTTTGGCTGCTGCTGATGTTCCTGAGGTTATTGCCCGTCAGGATGCGTATGAGGCTGCAAGGGACGCTCATAAAACTTTGGGTGACATTGGGGCTTCTCCTGAACAGATGGCTGTTGCAGAGTGGCAGATGCGTGGTGCTTTGCGTGATATGCAGGCTGCGGAGAATAAGGGCTTTTACGAATACATGGATAATTTGCGGGCGCAGGATGCTGCGGCCCGTATGTCTGCTGACCCTAGGTTGGGTTCTGCTGGACGTTCGTGGACTGCTGAACCACCTAAGGGTGGTTATACCCCTGAGTGGGAAACAGCAACTATGCAATATGTTGATGACACTCAGGCTATGCGTGGTGAACTTCAAACTGCTATTAACGATAAGACCGTTAAGATGCGTCGGGCTAGAAATCGTGCGCGCAGTACTGAACTTAAGGGTGGAGAGCCAAAGTCTGATTGGCGTGCTGTAAACGATGAACTTGAAGGTTTGGCTAAGACTGAGAAACTTGTGGCTGACCTTGATGTTCGTGCTGCCAACGCTGCTGAGGCAGCGATGGAGGAACAGGTTGCGTTTGGCCGCATGACTAAGGCTTTGGATGATGCTGAAAAAGAGTCAGCATCATTCGCCAACAACTTTGGAGAGAATCCTAATCTTAATCCAAGGTTCCTTGAGTTTAAGAATCGTTACGAACGGGCTTCGTTGCGTACGGTTCAGGCTGTTCAGTTGTCTGAGGATTCGGCTCAGGTTGCACGTTTCGCTTCGACCACAAGCGGTCTGACTGAAGAGCAAGTTATCCGTCTTGTCGGTTCGATTGATAGCCAGAGTACTGACGATGTGATTAAGCAGGTTACTCGCGAGTTGGGCATGGAGCCTGCTCAGAAAAAGGCTATGGCCGATATGGCTAAAGCGACTGACAATGATCCTGCTGCTATGACTGCTGCCGCCGCAAATGCTGATAATCCTGCTGCGATGAAGACTATGACTAAGGCTTCTCAAACGAAGCAGGCTGCTGCTAAGGCTATGGGCGGGGAGCCTGGAACTGCGGCTACTGGCACTAAGGCCAAGCGTATGTCGGCTAAGACTCAGCAGAAGATTAATGATTTGCGTGCTGAGATCACTAAGGTTGGTAAGGCCAATAAGCGTTTAACTAAGGATCAGACGGACAAGTTGGCTCAGTTGGATGAGATTGATGCCAATATTAAGGGTTTCTCTCAGCGCATTGATCGTATTGAGAAACAGAAGCAGTCGTTGTATCAGAACAATCTTAACCGTAAGGTTAGTGAGTTTGATGATGTTGCTCGTATGCGTTTGGACGAGTTGAATCGTGGTCAGCGTGCGCTTGAGATTGCGATGGTTGCTGAGGAAAAGGCGTTGACTCGTCTTGGTAAAGCGTCTGATGATTACGAATATATGGTATGGCTTAAGGGTCCAAAGGCTGATGAGGCTGTTCGTTATATTGTTCGTAAGGGTTTTGCTGAGATTTCTAGGTCTTCTCAGTCTCCTATGGATATTGCTGATGCTATGGCGTTGGTTACTAAGATAACCACACCAAATGAATTGCCTAGTTTCCTTAAATACTTTGATCGCATGACACGAGTGTTTAAGTCTTGGGCTGTTGCAACTCCTGGGTTTATTGCACGAAACGGTTATTCAGGTATTTTTATGAATTACCTGTTTGATGTTTCTCCAGGAAGTATGGAAAATTTCTTAAGGGCTGACCGTCAGTTCCGTAAGGCTATTGCTTCTGGGCAGTCTGTTGAAGAAGCACTTAGGGAATTGCCTGATGCTTATTCTATGGTCCACAATTCTGGTGTTTTGGAATTGGGTGGTCAGGTTGAGAACACTCTTGCTGATTTGAAGGCTGTTACTGGTTCTGGTCAGAAGCGTGGGGTTTTGACTCGTCTTGCTGATACGCCTATTAACCGTGCGACTTATAACGTTAACCGTGATATGGAACGTACTTTGCGTGGTGCTGCTGCAATGCACGCTGCTGAGAATGGTCGTGGGCTTGAAGGCATCTATGATCTTGTATTTAAAGCGCATTTTAATTACAACGATTTGAACCAATTTGAAAACGTAGTTATGAAGCGCATTTCGCCTTTCTACACTTGGTTCCGTAAGAACCTGCCAACCCAGATGGAAATGGTTTTCCGTAACCCTAAAGCGTACGCAAGGTACGTCCAGACAAAGGATTCCATTGAGGCTGCGTCGCTCCCTGAGGATTTGATGCCTGCGTGGATGAGTGATCGAATGAATATTCGTTTGCCATTTGCGCTTCCTGGTGGTCAAACTTATTTGATGCCAGATATGCCCATTAAAGACCTTAATGTTTTGGGCAACCTCAACGATCTGCTTGGACAGATCAACCCTATTCTTAAAACGCCTGTTGAAATGGTGATGGATAATAAGTTGTACTTTGGTAAATCCGCACCGTTCCTTGGGTATGTGCAGATCCCAGACACCTATGAGAAGGTTGGTTTGGGTGTCGCTATGGAAGCCCTTGGTTTCGCTGAACGTGACATTAACGGCAAACTCATGGCTCAGGATAAGCATTTGTATGCCCTTGAGCAGTTCTTCCCGTTGATGGGTCGTGCAAGGCGTTTGCTTCCCGACGAGCCCCGTTATCAAGATCGTTTGCCTGTAACCGTATTGAACACGTTGTTTGGTTTGTCGCTTCGGGCTAATACTGAATCTGACAAATATGGTGAGATTCGGGCTAGGCAAAAAAAGATTGACAAGATGGCTGAGAGCCTTAAGGAACTTGGCTACGGTGGTTATGACTATTGGGAGAAGCAAATTGCGTTGGCCTCTAAGCCAACGCCAACGGATAAGCGTCCTTACTTGACGTTGCTGCAACCTAAGGGTGGATTGCCTGCTAATTCTCCGTTTACGAATGTGTCGGGCAATAAAAAGGTGGATTGGGCTGCTATTGCTGCTGCGCTGGGGAATGGAAACAACTAATGGATTCGTTGTTGCGGATCGCTGAGGTCGCTATTGTTCCTGTGATGGTGGCCTTAATTGCTGCTTCAGCCACGATTCTTTCGGTTCGGAAGTTGCGGTCTGAGAACACCGACCAACACAATCATAATTCCAGCCTATTGCATCATCTGTCTAATCAGGTTGGCAGCATTGACTCTAAA